AGCTACATCTACTGCTGTATGTTGGTCAAAAGTAGTCTGTCCTGCTGTTATCTGTGTCCAATCCGTATCAGTTGCATAAGTTAATTCAGCAAATGCACCAGCTTCGTTAGAACCCCATACTGTAAATGTCTTAGCACCTGTATTTGTAGTACCACCTTCGTTATGATAGTTTTCGTAATATATCCTAGTAGCTGTCTTTGCTGAACCTAAATCTATATGAAATCTATTTTGTTTAGTTCCACTAGCTGACATCCAAGAGTTACCTATCCTTGTACCAGTTAATGATTTACTTGGGTCTGTTGCATAATAAGGCCAGTAATCTGTACTACCTTTAGATGTTGCCTTTACATAGGTATCGTTATGTGCAGTAGGTTGAACTGTCGTATATTGCGTAATATCAACTAAATCAGCGTCATTTGAATATAGTCTAATGTATAAATTACCTATCTCCATTACATAATCTTGGTCTGCATCATACTGAAAAGGCATTAGTCTAGCTGCACCATTCTCTTTTGTTGACGCTACATACCTAGTTCCTGGTCTATATAAAGCACCACCAAGCTGATTCATTAAGAAGTTTTCCATTATCTTAACGCTTTTATCGTATGATTCTATATCAAATCTACCAACAGCTAATGGACTTTTCTCTCCACCACTAAAATTCGAATGACTCGAAGTTACTTTGGGCATATTTCTCCTTTATCCAACAGGATGCCATGTAGCATCGCCAGTTCTACCACTTATTCCTGAACCTACTCCACCTAATCTCGCTACTTCCCATTCGTCTGCTCTTGTTTCTCTCGGTGTACCTTGCTGTGAATCGTCTGATATAGCTTTAGGTAATACTATTTTAATATACTTATCTATCAACGCTTCTGCTTTAGTAGCGTTATCCGTTATGCTAAAACATATCTCACTAGCTAGCTTAGTTGCAAATGCTCTACGAAACATAGCTGTATATTCACTCGGCGTATCGTTTTGGTATGTATAGACTATCTTTAAGCCACTTGTATCGGATAATATCCTTGTACCTTCTACTTTTACATTAGCACCAATATCAGAAATCAATGACATTTCAATATAATCCGTAGGTTTATAATAAACTACTGTCATATTATCTTCTGTCATAACTAATCTTTCAGTAGCTACCCAATATACCGAAGCTAAATCCGTTGCAAATGTTCCTGATGTATGAGCAACTATACATACATACCCAACTCCACTATTAAAGACTTTATCGCCTATAATGTATTGAGTTGAAGTTACCCAATCTGTTGTTGTTTCCCAGTATAACGAAGCCAAATTTGATGCAAATAATGTAGAAGTATGAGCAACTAGACAAGTATAATATACATCGTTATATCTTACCTCGTCATCAACTGTATAACTCTCGCCAGCTTCCCATTCGTCAACATCAGTTGTTGTCATATCTATTAAAGCATATCGTTTCTGTGCAAAAGTCCAAGCGTGTTCTTTGAGTATCTCATCTCTTACTTCGTCATATATATCCGTTATCGCACGCTGTTCTTCAACATCATCACTTGTCGTTGATAATCGTCTAGCACCAATTTGCCTTAACGCATCATTGTATATAGTTAGTTTTGTTACTGCCATATCCTTCTCCTCTTGATTGTTCGCACAAAGCGAAAAATGTTAATACCAATAATGGTGTTTGTGGTGGCATGAATAACGGAAATGCAAAAAACATATTCGTACAGATTATACATATTCCAGCTACCCAAACGATTTTGTGTTGTATAATAAATTCTCTTATTGATTTTAATATATATATCATTGGTAATACTAATCCAAACCACCCCAGTTCCCAATATAACTGTAACCAATCGTTATGACATTGTGCAAACGGATTAGCGTCTTTTATTAAAGCAGGATATAAATATGGGAATAAATTTAACCCATGACCTGTTAATGACCTTATTAACCCATCTTTTAAATTCTCAAATGTTATTATTCCACCAGTATATGTTGCACCTAAACCTGTCATAAATATCTTTCCCCATACAGGTATTCTTCCACAAGTAAACGCTACTCTAAATGATGTTATGTTATATAGCGAATGACCTATTGCAAACGCTATTATTAAAGTCAACCCTAATCTTTTAAATACTTTAGGTATATCTGCTAATAAAAAATATACAAATACACCTACTGCTAACGATAATGCGAAACTTGAACTATATACTAAAAACGCTACAAACACTAGTGGTGCTATATATAACTTACTTCTTAATAATAAAAATGGACTCATTATAGCAAATAACGAACCTGTCCTCATATGTTGCATTACTGTACCTAAAAATATCTTTTGTGGTCTATTAAAGTTAATTAAAGTATCTCTACCCATTAACTGTATTACACAAACAAGTATCTCAAACCAAAACAACGAAACTACCCAATTTATTAAAATCTTCTTATCCCCAAAATTGCGTATCAATACAAACAAATATATCGCTGGTATTATAAATAATAAAGCGTTAAACGATATATAAGGTGCTTTGCTTAAATACGCCACAGCGTACATATAAGCACCGAAAATCTTTACTAGTGGGTCAACCCTTAGATGACAGAGATATATTGCTAGAAGCCCTGTAAGGAGGGTAAAATACACCCAATGGAAGCTATTTACTGTTAACATTAGACTTAAATGCCACGAAGATAGGTTTGTGCCTGCTAATTGTAGTCCTGTTGCTTCATTACAAAATGGTGGTAATATTGCTAATCCACAAAGTATAAATCCTAGTATATGTGAAAACGCTTTTTTCATAATATCCTTTTAGTGCAGGGTGGGTAAACTTAATCACCCACCCCATATATGCACCTTTAGAGTGAACCTGTGTTGTATGTTACTGTTACTGTTCCGTCTACTCCTAGAACTATCCAACCAATAGTATCGTCTACATATAACAACGAAACTTGTCCTGTTGTTATCGCAATACTTGATACTAATGCTGAAGTCGTAGGTGTTAGTGTCCAATTCCCACCATGAGTAAATGTAATCGCTATTACAATTACCTGACCTGCTGTACCATTTGGTAAAGCTGATGTTTCTGCTCCTGCTCCTAGTGTCTTATAGAAAATAGAGAAAGGTAATTCCCCAGTTCCTACAAAAGATGCACTTGATGCCATAGAAGATGATGCACTTATTCTACCTACTGCTATAATATCTTCTTGGAATGTTACATCTCCGTCAGTTGTTAAACTTGATGCTTTAGATAAGTCAATGCTCTTTGCTCCACTAACTATACCTGTTGCACCTGATTGTTCGCCAACTATATTCAATACACTAGCTGCTCCAACATCTGTACCATCATCTTGAATACCAACTGAAGCAAAAGAAGTAGAAGCCATTAACATACAAGCAATAAAAATTGCTATATATTTTTTCATTCTTTCCTCCTTCTTAGTCAGTTGTGTAAAATATTGAACAGTATATAGTTCCTGCTGTCGCTGTCGCTGCTTCCGTTGTTACTATAACTTGGCTATCAGCATCTTCTGTTCCTACTACATATCCTTTTCCGTCTGCTACTAATGCTACATTAGCTGTCTGCAAAGTTGAGTTTCCTGTTAAAAGAAACTCATCATCATTATAGCTAGTTCCAACTTTACAAGTTAGTGAAGATTGTGCTGCACTTGCTGATAACACTATCTGAAGTATTTTAGAACCATCTAATAAATCTCCACCAAATTCTATAACTGTTCCTGCAACTTCTGTTCCTGCAAGAGCATAATAATCTTGACGGACTTTAACTCTACCATCAACTAATCCAGCTGCTATCTGGTTAGATAACCCACCAGCATCTATCTTAGTTTGGTTTACACCTTTGATTGTCGCCATTTTTTTCATCTCCTTTATTTGCGAAGTGAGAAATCCAATCTATTCTTTTAAAAGTTGTTTTACAATGACAACTTGCACAAAGTGTAATTAAATTTCTCAAATCATTGTTTGTGATGTCATAATCTATATGGTGGCATTGTATTTTATTTTTTGTAGAATTATGACAATGTACACCACATTCTTGACATCTAAACATATCTCTCTTATACACTACTTTTCGTATTTCATGCCACATTGGGTCATACTCTTTACCTCTGCTTATATATGATTTCTTCTTTGGTCTTTTCGCTGCTCCATTTTCGTATGCTTTTCTTCTAGTTTTAGACCAAGGAACACCTTTGCATTTGTGATGAGTTACTATGCCTTTTTTAGACTTGCTGATTTTTTGCTTCGTTTCTTCTGACACAGTTCTACCTTTTAATTTAGACAATTTACCAATCTTTGCTTTTTTCATTTTAGCCAAAGTTTCAGATGTATAAACATCTTTCTTGCCTTTATTCCATGGTATTTGACCTTTTGACATAATTTACCTTAACTTAATTTTTTAACTATTCAGCACAAGCTATCTGAACTACATAGATTTCTTCAAGTCTTACTGCTCCAAGAATCATTCTGATATATACCTGCCAAGCATAGTTTTTGTCTGGTCTTTCAGTAATCTTTCCTTCTGGACTTTTCTGGAAAGCCAACTGCATACCATTCTTCTGCCATGCGTAACATAGTCTATCGTCAGAATCATCTACTGCTAGTCTTTCTGTGTGTATATGCTTGAAACCTAACCAAGTATCAACTTCGCCTTGTACTAGAGCTTTTACTGAACTGTAATCAGAACTAACAACTTCAGTTGTGTTTAGTAAATTTTCTAGCTGTTCTGCTGAATAAGCAAGAAATCTATCGTTCTTTGGTATTTCCTGTTGGTCTAGTTTCTTTTTAGCTTCTATCATTTTAGCTTTAGTCATTCCTGCACCTTGTACAAGAACTTTATTGTCATCACCTAATGTAGCACTAGAACTTCCAGTTTTACCATAGTATGCTGTTCCACCCATAGCTGATATAACAATATCATCTATTTTGTTGTTTGCTGCTGCCATTTTAGCTTGCATATAAGTTGACTTAGGGTCAATCAGCATAGCTTTAGCTTCAAATGGGTCTTCCAAAGTATTGGAAACAAAGTATCTAGGTGTAACTTTTCTTCTCCTGTGGTCTGCGTCTTGAATAGGAGTATCTTCTAATCTTGATGCAATTTCAACCATTGTATCTGTACCATACTGGTCATAATACTTTTCTTCTCCTGTCCAGTTCATATCAACCATACAAGCTGACTTAAATCTGGAATCAAGCTGTTGTGCTAACAACTTAATTGTTCCTTCATACTGTTTTACGAAACTTGTTGATGGTGCTGCCATTTCGTATCCTCCTTTGTGTTAATAATGATTTTTCGTAGAGTGTCCACCAAAGGGTCTACTTATAACTAATTGTGGGTTCTTTACAGAGTTTCCCAGTACATTTGACAGATTCAAGGGCTTTTCAGGTATCCTATACTCCGTCTTATTCGTTTGGATATGCAACTTTATATAAATCATCTCTTTCTTCAACTAATTTATAATGTCTAGGGTCGCTTTCGTTCATCAACGCAGGGTCTGATTCTATCTCTGCTATTCTACGCTTTGCACCTGCTTCGTCTGTTGATAACGCCATAGCACCTAATCCTGTAAATGAATCTTCTGATATTTTCCTGCCTAAATTACCTAAGAACTTCAATACTTTAGGATTATTACCTAAATCTCCAAATGCTTCTATTACTTCCTGTCCACCGAACTTCTCAACTAATCTACGAGCTATTGTGGAGTTTTCTGCAAAATCTGCACCCCATTCGCTTCGTAGCTGTGCTTCTGTATTCTTCTTATCTTCTTCTTGTTTAGCCATTTGGTTCTGTTGTGCTTGTGATAGCATACCAAAATATTCTTGAAATACTCCTTCAGCTTGTGAACTTGTTAGTTTGTGTTTATGTACAAACGCTTTAAAACCTTCTATTGCTTCTGGTGTAGCTATATTAGGGTCAACTTCTGCATTGAAACTGTACTCACTTGCACTTGCTGGTACACCTAATGACTTGTAATATTCATTCCATTCGCTTTCACTTGCACCTTCTGTTGGCTTAATTATGCCTTTTTTACCTACTAGCTTAGAGTTATTCTTAAACCCTTTGTATAAATCCTCGCCTGTTTTGTACCTTGTAATATCAGGGTCGTTCTTAGCATCTTCGCCAAGAAAATCCAGATATGTCTTTTTACTTACTCCGTCATACGCTTCTGCTAACTTCTCAACTGTACCAAAACTAGCATACGATTCGTTACCTGCAAGACTTTCAGGTAGTGGTGTTCCTTCATCGCCACCTTCTCCACCTTCGCCACCATCATTCCATCTTGCTCTCCTACCAACTACCATACCAACTGCATCTTTGAACTCGTTTCTTGTTGATTTTGGGAATCCCACAGGACCAAAAGTGTCAACATTCATAAAATCCTCCTTTTTCTATCTCTTTTTTAAGTTTTCTGCCAATTCCATTATTTGACAGTTTTGTATAGTATAATGACCATTATTGTTTATTCGGTCTATACTTGGCTTTATAAGTTTATCAGCATTATCTCTTTCCCATAGATATTTTACATCTTTAACTTTAAGAAAGTTTTTAATTCCTCTTTTATAGTAATGATGCGATTTAGCTAAACACCTTGATTTGGCGTTGCTCCAAAGACGATACCATGGATTACTTTTAATGTATTCAAGTTTAACTAGATAATTTTTCTCTTTATTATTTATATGATATTGTTGTTGTTTTAACTTTATGCATTCTTTACATTTATTACGGTGTCCGTCTTTACTATCTTTTCTTATAGAAAAACATTCTAATTCCTTACATATTCCACAATCTGTACAAACTTTCATATTTTCCTTTTCTGGGTCTGTAAATAGACCCTTAATCAAATTCGCCTTGTATCCAACCTTTAATATCTTCATCGTCAGGGTCTAACTTATACTCAATCATAGTAAATAAATCTAAAATACCATTGATATACGCTGTTTGAAAATCATCGTCATCATTGTAGCTTTTAGTATCTCGGATTAACTCATCCCTGATGTTTCGTATATCGTCTAGTACTAGTATCATTTTCTACCTCAAATTTCTTTCTATCTTTATATTCTTCTTTCTTACCCTTATTCCAAGCATCTACTGGTCTGAAAAAGCCAGTTACTCTTGAATATACCTCTAATTTGCATTTACTCATGCGTTACTGCTTTCTTCATTCTGGTTAGTATTGACAAATAGGCATCTCTACATCCTGATTCTCTATCGGTTCTTGTAGGCATATTTGCATGACACCTATTCGCCAAATCCTGTAATACTAATAAACCATCATCAGTATTGAATACTCTTAAATATAACTGGTTTAAATCTTTATCTGCCATCTTAACTAATTTACCATCTAAACTATTCTCTAACTCAAATCGTTTTATCATTTCTCCCCTAACTCAGTTAAATCAGGCGTTCTGTGAAACTTAGCCCAGTTTATACCAT